GACTTGTTCTTGGTGAATCAATAAGTAGTGGTGATCCCCGATTTTGTGCAGGGCGCTAGGATTCTCCGGGTTGAGAAGGAAGAGGAGGTGGAAAAGGCTGATAAAGTTGAAAGAAGAAGCTGATTCTAAATGAAACCTATCCCCTTGACGATGAAGGATGTAGGTGGCAGTGGAAGGGGGTTCAGGAAGAGTAGAAATACTGAGGTGTTTGAAGCGAAGAGACCTGAAATCTTCTTGGAAGATCTGGGCTCGGGAGTCGGAATTGGTTAGGAGGGCTTCCAGAAAACTACCGGACTTAATGTCGAAAAGACGAGAATAATATTCGATGGCGGCGGAGTGTTTGACACGGGGCATACAATTACACGCTCACGATGAGAGCTTCGTTCTCAGAAGTTGTGATTATCGTTGTTGTTATTGTTGTTGTTGTTGTTTGAGGAATTCCAGGACCAGCTCCTGTTCTTCTGGAGACATCTGGGCTATGGCTGCTTCAACTCGGTCCGCTTTGGAGACTACGTTCATAGGTTGGCCTCCATTGGCGATCCAGACTTCACCAGGAAGGAAGAGATCCACTAGAAACTGATTTTCCTTGATGAATTGTTTCCCGCATTCTGCTGAAGCTACATTTATCAGCTGATTACCTCTTCTAGCCAAAGGTTTAAGCTCCAGATGACTGACGAACCTGAGGGCGACGGCTCTGGCACGGACTTCACTGCAGATATCTGAGGGGATGGGCTGAATAGAGTGGTTCCTGGCCCGAATTTCAGACAGCGCTTTCTTTTTGAGATCTTCGGGCTTGGGCAAGAGCTCGAAGTAGTGTGCGATGAAGATGGAGATGATGATGAAGAGTCCGATCATGTTGGAATTGGAGTGGTAGTGTTGTTGTTAAAAGGCTATAAGACCGAGATTTTCGGTGTTATACTTTCTACGGCTACCTGTCTTCCCGTTGGTCCAACCAGATTTGGCGACTCTGTGTTTCCCGCGGAAGTGATTGATAACGGCACAAGCTTGAACGGCGAAATCTGCTTCGATTTCAGTGAGGTTTTCCAGCACAAGGGGGTGCATCAAGTCATTGCAATCAGCCAGAAGACCTAGGAGAGTGTCCGAAATCTTATCCCTGGCGATTGAGTGGATGATCCTAGCCAAAATGGTTTTTGGGTCCTTGTGTGGTTCTGGGTCAAGGACCCAGCCAAAGGCCATGGGTCGGTGGGTGTGTTGAGTTTTGAACACCTGTGGAATCATGTGAGAGTATTTAGACCACCATTCAGTCTCTGGATACACCCCATTGAGGCAGAAATCATCACCACCGTGTAATCTGGGGACTCCTCGAGGGAATGACAATCTAAGGGGTTGGAGAATGGCATTGGCCAGAGTGTTGACCGGGAGGGTGTCAGGACCACCAGAGAACATCATAAAGGCAATGGGGCCACCAGCACAAGTCATTTCATTTTTGTATTTGATGAACCTTTCCTTTAGGTCCCTAGGAGCGTGGAGGAAGTCAAACAGGAAGAATTCAAAGGCCACCAAAGGAGCAGAGAAGTTTGAATCCCAGGCTTCTGCATCATCCTCAGTGCTGAGTTTGGAGTGATTCCAATTTCCCCGAACAAACTGTTTAAGTTGTTCATCGGAATGACCAGGGTGGAGGTAGCATTTGTCTTCCTCTATAAGGACCTCAGAAATTTTGTAAAGAGCGTACATGAAGAAAGGGGCTAGGTCCAAGGCTACTCTGTGAGCGTGTTCAGTTAGAATTTGGGGAGCTTTTGCTCTGGCAAATTCCTTGCCGAATTTCTTGATGACTTGCTGTTTAATGAGCAAGTACGCGTATTCCTCAGGAAGAGAGGGGTCGCACTTGTAGCTTTTGGATTTGTTGAG